AAATGCCCGAATCTGGAATATTTTACCAAAGCATACCAATTGTGCCCGAAATACCCGAAATATCAAGAGTTGCACAAGAAACGACCAAGACAGGGAGAAAGATGAATCCCCGCAGCTTGGCCAATTTAAAACCGGCTACTTGTGCCGCTGATGCTAACCGCAACCCAACCGGGATAAATCAATACACCTGGCTGAACAATCTTGGCATGGAAGTGCTTAAAGAGCGGATTAATCAGGGGGGCACGAAAAAACAAGCCCTGAAAATCATACTTGAAAAGTTGCGATATGAGTTTCTTGTCAAGGGCAATGTTGCGGCCGGGAAAGAACTTTTAGACAGGGTATTCGGCCACGCGCGGCAATCAATGGACATTACGACAAAAGATATGCCGTTAAATATTCCGGCGGTTGACTTGACGGTATTAACAGCAGATAAATTGTCACAACTCAGGGAGATGTTGCGTGATACAGTGCGACATAAATTTTGAAGAATTGATTGAAGTCAACGAGCAGATGGCGAGGTCGTTCCTCGTTGACTTTGTGGAATATAATAATCCGTCATATACCACGATGTGGTTTCACGAACGCATTTGTAACGAGCTTGACAGTATTTTGCGTGGTGATTTGCAAAAGCTAATGGTGTTCATGCCGCCGCAACACGGAAAGTCAACGATCATATCCGAGAATTTTCCGGCGTTTGCTCTGGGGCAAAACCCGAAGCTGAACATTGTTTCCTGCTCATACTCCTCTGACCTCGCGCAAAAGTTTAATAGAAAAGTTCAGCGAATTATTGATACTCCGCAGTATCGCAAATTGTTTCCCGACACGCAGCTCAACTCAAAGTTGGTGGCGAGCGATTCCCGCGGAAACTGGCTGCGGAATACCGAGGTGTTCGAGGTTGTCAGGCATGGAGGGTCGTTCAAGGCTGTCGGCGTGGAAGGCGCTCTCACCGGGAACCCGGTTGACATTGGCATCATTGACGATCCGGTAAAGGATTCTCTGGAGGCGCAATCAACGACCTCGCGTAATAGACTATGGGAATGGTATAACGAGGTATTTGTCACCCGCTGCCATAACACGAGCAGAAAAATAATGGTGATGACACGATGGCACGAAGACGACCTCGCGGGGCGGATACTATCAAAGGAAAATGACTGGAAAGTCATTTCGCTCCCTGCGATAAAAGAAACCGCGCCGAGTGTTGAGGATTCCCGCAACATCGGGGAGGTGCTATGGCCGGAGAAGCACAGCCTCGAAAAAATAGAGGCAGTCAAAAAGTCATCCGCCAGAGCGTTCGCGTCGCTTTATCAGCAACGCCCGGCACCCGCTGAAGGGAATTTGCTTCTGCGGAAGTGGTTCAAGTTTTACGACGAATCAGGGAAGCCGCCGGTATTCGATACCATGATACAGTCATGGGATTGCACGTTCAAGGACGCGGCCACGAGCGACTATGTTGTCGGTCAGGTATGGGGCAAGGTCGGTGTTGACGCATACCTGTTGGACATGGTGCGCGGGCGCTGGAGCTTCACAGAGACCGTAAAGCAGATGCAATTGCTTAACGAAAAACATCCCGAATGCGACGCGAAATACGTAGAGGATAAGGCGAACGGGACGGCGGTTATTGACACGCTTCAAGGGCAGATTCCCGGCATTATCCCTGTCACGCCCACCGAATCTAAAGAATCGCGCACGGCGGCGGTGTCGTATGTCATCGAAGCGGGAAATATCCATATTCCAAAAGATGAGCCGTGGACAGAGGATTTGATAAGCGAGTTTATTTTATTCCCGAATGGGAAGCATGACGACATGGTTGACGCCATGACGCAGGCGCTTAAAAAACTTTACCACGGCAACGCAATGCCGGGAATGTTCGTAATAGGATGACTCCATGACAAAGACAAAAGGGAAAAAGACAATCGGAAGCAGACGAACGGCAATGAAGCACCCGGCCGTCTCCGAGATTATAGGCAATGCCTCACGCGAAGAAAAGCGCTCATGGTTCGACGCCTCGGGGAGCCAGGCCGCGCCGATTGCGGGCACGATAGACGGTATGCAAGCCATAGTTCCCGCCATGTATCAAGCATGGGGTGCATACGGTTATCAGCCTGCGATTACGTGGTATCAGCTCGCCAATATGTATGTATCTTGGGAATACACGGCGACCGAAAAGATCGCGCGAACAGTCGCATCTTTGCCGCCAAAGCTTTACCGATACGAGAACTCTGCCGGGAAAACGCTGAAGCCGTATTATGTCAAGGGACTCACGCATAACGACATAATGACAAAAAACTATTCCGGCGAATACCTGACAACGAAGCTGAAAAAAGAGCACGGAATAAAACGGGTTGAGATTGATGACCACCCATTTCTTGACCTTATCAACAAGCCGAATGACGAAATGGTGCGGTATAATTTCTGGCGAATGTTGATGATACATCTGGAACTGAACGGGGCTGTCGGTGTTTACAAAACAAAATGCGATATGTTCGGCAATCCGAAAGCGTTGTATATCCTGCCATCTACGTGGACGGGGCAATTTAAACCGGTCCCGGAGACCAACGGGACGCGCCTAATAAAGGGATATCGGCTCCTTGACCAGAATATCAACACGGAGTTCACGCCCGAAGAAATAATCTGGATACACTACACCAGCCTGCGAAATCCTTTTGAAGGTATGAGCTCGCTGAAGGCGCAGTTGTATGCTTTCAATATGGATCAATATCTTTCACAGCAGATCACGGCGTTCTACAAAAACGGCGCGATGTTCTCAAACCTGTTTACAACAGAACAGCAGCTCACGCAGAAGCAGTATGATCAGCTCGCTTTGCAGTTGCAGCAGTATCAGGGCGCGAAGAATGCCGGGCAAAAGTTCATTCTGCATAGCGGTTTGAAAATGGAAAAGCCGCTAACCACCACCGCGCGCGAGGCTATGATTGACGAAATAGAACGCATGGCGCGAGACAAATTGCTTTCCTCACATGATGTCTCGGCAGGCAAAGTCGGGCTGACGGAACAACAAAATCGGTCGAATCTTGAAACGACCGATATGGGCTTTTTCAACGAAGCGATCAAGCCAAGGGCGATGCTGATCACCGAATATTTTGATCAGTATCTCGTCCATCAATATGACCCGGCGCTGGATTTTGAGTTCGACTATCCGCACTACAACGACCGCGACGCGGACGTCCGGGAGCGGCAGGCGAATATCAATGCCGGAGTAACCACGCGCAACGAAGAGAGGGAGAAGATGGGGCTGGAGCCGGTGGACGGCGGCGACGTGATTCTCGTCTCGCCGATGAATGTGCCGCTATCGAGCGTAGCAAATCCGCCGGAGCCTGCTTCTGCGCCCGCACAAGAGCGGCCGCGGGATGCGGGGATAGTCGGGGAGCCATCAGCGGAAAAGCCTGCCACAGAGGCCGCCGCGGTGCCTGATAAACAGCCGATTGCAGTGGCCGCACCAGCACCTGCCATGCCTGAGCAGCCGCAGCCCGGCAAAGCACAGACAAGGCAGGGAATAAAGACTTGGACGCCCGCCGCAAAGCTCGCCGCATGGAAAGCTTTCGACCGCGAGGCGACGGCTTACGAGCCGCTTTTCCGGCGAGCGGCAGCAAAGATTTTCCGCGACACGAGCAGCGCCGTAGTTGACCGCCTCGAAAAGCACGGCGTCAAGATAAAAAGCAACATCGGAGCGATGAATCTTAACGGGCGGCAAAAGTGGCTATCCGAACACAAGGACCGGTTCGACGAATTTCTCCCGCCAAAAAAAGAAATGATTGCGAAGGCAATAACGGACATGAAGCCAGTTTATCTTGCTGTTTTGCAGCAGGCCGGAAATAAGCAGATGGCCGAATTGGCAAAATTGCTGCCGCAGAAAAAAGATATTGACGCTGATGTCGGGCTGGAATTTGACTACAATGACCCTGCGGTGACAAAGTGGCTGGGAGAGAAACTGGAGAAACTCGGCACGGAAGTCACCACAACATCCATTGACAACGTAAAAAAAATACTCCGTGAAGATTTCGAGAATGGCGAGCCGCTGATGAAGATGGGCGAGCATTTGCGGGAGTATTTCACCGGCGCAGAGACGTATCGGGCAAACGCGATTGCACGCACGGAAAGCACGGCCAGCATGTGCGAGGCCGATCTGGAAAGCGTCCGGCAGATGGACATGGAGGGCTCGGTCGGAAAAATATGGGTGAACGAACCAGACGCAAGGGAGACACACCAACAGGCTGGATACGACTATTCCGAGCCGGTGCCGATTGACGAAGTATTTGAGGTCGGTGACGACAAAATGCTCGCGCCTGCTGGCGGGGATCTGGCTGAGGAAAATGTCAACTGCCGATGTATGTTGGTGTATGATAAAATGTCAACGGGAGAAGCAGAATGAACACCCTTATAATGGAGGGCTGAATGATAATGCGTAAAATAATACCAACAGATATTATTCAGGATGGCGATTACCTTTTATCAAGTGATCTGAACGCGAGAGGCACTCCCGTCGTTCATATTATCGGCCAAAGAGTGAGCGATATGCTTTACTTTGCACGGGGAGAAATATTAGCGTTTTTTCGTCCTTCTACCAACAACGAAGCGGAAAAAGCCAGCTATACACATAAGGCGCTAATGACAACGAAAAAAGGCAACGCAGAATGAAACCTTACTATATCATAACCCCACGTTATCGGCATAACTCCTGCGGGGTAAGGGTGATGCATAAGCTGATTGCTTCCTTGCGCGGCAAAGGGTTCCTGACGTTTCTGTCTTATGAAACAAAGCGTCCTGCACCGGGAAAAATGATTGTTGTCATGCCTGATATTTACGTAAACGACAATTCATTCGGGAAGGTTGCAAGGTATTTGCTTTATTATCCAAGACCTAATGCCTTGCCGCTTGACACCGAGTTGATATTTTACTATTGTAAAAAATACGATTATAAAAACCGTGGCGTATCGCGACTATGGATTGACGCGTATGAATACGATTTGTTTAACGAAAAAGATTGCCCTGCGGAACGAACAGAAGAGTGCTTTTACGTGAGTAAAGGCGGACATATTCCACGAATACCATTAACAGATACGCTTTGTGAGATTACGGCAAACTGGCCATCAACGAGAAGAGATCTCGCTAATTTGTTGAAACGATCAAAAATATTGTACACATACGATGCTAACACGGCGTTGATTGACGAAGCGCGATTATGCGGGTGTCCTGTTTGTATTATCCCGGGGGTAAACAAATCATCTATTGCAAACGAACCGGGGATTGCAAGAATTGACAATGTCGAATATGCGCGGGAAACGCTCCCGGAGTTTCAGGCATCTCACCAAAAAAAGCTCAAAGACTGCGAAGGGGATATTGACAATTTTATATCTATTACGCAAAAGGAGTTCGCATGATGGATGTTAATTTCATAGTTACCTGTTATGACCATGAAGATCAATGGCCATTTCTGCAATCTGTTTTCAGGTCGTATAAAACTATACAGCCAGTTGTCGCTTATTGTTATAATGGCACGAAGCCGCAGGATTATGCGTGTAATTTCCGCTGTCAGAATCGCGGTAAACAACTTGGGGAAATTGATCTTATCAGCGGCGGATTTAATCTGCTGGAAAAAAACAGCATAACTCATTGGATAAAAATTGGAGTAGATTGCTGGTTGCTTGACGAACAAAAACTGATAGATATTTTTACTTCCATGGAAAAGAACGGTTGCCATTATGGAGGGTATCGCTGGGAAGAGAGAAACGACCGATTCGGGACGGAAATATTTTTTGCTCTTGGTAATGCTTTACTTGCGGATTTTATAAAAGGGGCGGAAGATTATGTTACTACCAATAACAAACAGGTAGAGGATTATATGAGTATTGTCGCAAAAAAACACCCTTGGTGTATTATCAAAGAGCGGGACAAACCTTTCGGGCGCAATTCCGTTCCTGCGCTCGGGTGGACGATGAATCATTCTCTCAACAAAAACATTGAATTTGCTCAATTATTTAACAGCCAACGAAATACACCTATAAAGGAGTTGCAGATATGAAGACAGAAAACAAAACATATTCTGGGCATCTGAAAAGCTGGGATGACAAAGAGCTTATTCTGGAGCATTTCATTTCAACGGAATCGCAGGATTCCTGCGGTGATGTTATGGTAGCCGAAGGGATGAAAATGCGCGGCAAGCCGGTTGTGCTTTTCCAGCATGGACTTGATCCGAAGTTCGGGAACGAACCGATTGCCAAAGTGCTCGGCATCCGCGTTGGGGAGCATGATGGGAAAAAAGGACTTATTGCGAGGACGCAGTATTTTAACACATCAAAAATTGACCCGCATGACCACACCGGGGAACGGTTGTACACAAAAGCCAAGGACGGGACGATGCCTAATTGGAGTATCGGATTTAATTCGATTAAAGAGCGGCCGATACATGGTGGGCGAAGCGTAGACGAATGGGAATTACACGAATACAGTCAAGTCGCGGTTGGCATGAACTCTGACGCGCACACGCTTTCAGCGGAGGTGCCTGAGCTGAAATTTCTCATCGTCAAAGAAGCCATCGCAGTTCCGGTTGTTGTGCCGAGTGACACTCTCGATGCCGCCTTGGCCGCAACAGCAGCTTTGGAGACAAAGGCTGCCAAGCCTGCATATAAGACGGCGCATAAAGCTGTTGACATTTTTCACCGCGAAATGATCGTTGACATGAAGGAGCACGCTGGCAAGGATTCATTTATTACGGACGGTGCGGAGAAGGGCGCCGTCGAGGCTCTGGAAGATTTCGGAGATAACGCTCTGCATCATGTAGAGAAATACATCAAGGCCGTGCGCGACATGGCGGATGGCGATGCCTTCGGTGACGAGCAGCAGCCCTCCGACGCCGATGGAGAGCAGGATGGTGCCGATGGCGAGGCCGAGCAAAAAGGATTCCGGAAATCAGCGGCATTACTCAATGAGTGCAAGTGCGCACTGACAAAAGCGATTCGCGGGCACAAGGGAAAAAAAGAAACGGTTCCCACCGAGGCGGCCAAGTCCTGCGTGAAAGCGCACGCCGAAGCCGCCCTCCCGCACGCTATCCAGTTTGTCAAAGATTGGTATGAAAAAATACAGGCCGACAAGGCCAAGATCGAGCTTAAGCCCGCAGTATCCGACCCGGCGGACAGCGAAGGAAAGGCTCGGCTTATAATCACCACCCTCCCGGAGCAGAAAATAATGGTTAAGAAGCTCATTCCGAAATCTTCACCAACAGTGAAGATTAAAAAGAGCGAGCAAAAAACG